AACGGGCAGGAGGTCGCCGCCCCTGCGGAAACCGAAGAAGCGGAAGATCACGCGGCAGAGACGCAGCCGGACGCGGAGGACGCTCCGCAGGGGGAGGCGCAGCAGCCGCAGGACAAGGAGACCCGACGCCAGCAGGCTGCGGCCCGCAGAGAGCGGGAGCAGAGAGAGGCGATCGACGCCGCACTGGCGTCCGAGCGGGAAAAGTGGGAGAAAGAGGTCTTTGGCAAGGCCGGGATCAAGGACCCGTTTACGGGCAAGACCGTGGAAAACATGGAGGACTGGAGAGCATTCCAGGCCGCCACGGCCAACGCCAAGCTGGCAAATGACCTCAAGGCCGGACGGCTGACACCGGAGGGGCTGCAGCAGGCCCTGATGCAGTCGCCGGAGATCCAGCAGATCCTCAGCGGAGCCAAGGAGGCGCAGCAGCGCGCCGAGGCAGCCGAGCAGAGAGCCGGAGCGCAGGAGTTTTCGCAGCGCCGCGAGACGGAGCTGGCGGAGATCCGCCGGATGAATCCCGCCATCAAGTCGCTGGACGACATCATGGCGATGGAGACCGGCTCCAAATTTGCCGATGCGGTACGCCGAGGCAACAACTACGTCGACGCATACCGGCTGGCCAACTTTGATGCCCTGCAGCGCGGCCAGCGCGCAGCGGGAGAACAGGCAGCGAGAAACGCTGCGGCCGGGCTGCAGCATCAGCAGCGGACACGGCAGACGACCGGAGACACACCGGCACCCGTCCCGGCAGGGGTCAAGGCCTTTTACAAGGCACTCAACCCCAATGCGACGGATGCGGAGATCTCCGCACATTACAACAAGACACACAAGGCCGGATAACGGCCGGAAGGAGGACAAATGGCATTTTTACCGCAGAGCTACCGCGACGGGCAGCCCGAGCCGTGGGAATACCTCGAGGCATCCGCCATCGGGGCATGCACCGTCGGCATGGCGCTGACGCTCACGAGCGGCAAGCTTGCAAAGTGCACCGGCGCAACGCGGCCGGACTATATCAGCATGTACGGCGGCACGGTGGCTGCCGGGGACGTGATCCCCTGCATCCGCGTGCACGAGGAGACGATCTTTGAGACGGAGTGGAGTGCGGCCAACACCGGCGCGGCCGTCGGCCAGATGGTGACGATCGACACGACCGGATCCAAGGCCACGGCGACCACGACCAACGGCGTCTTTGAGGTCGTGGCATTCAAGGGCACGGCGATCGGCGACACGGTCCGCGGCAGATTTATTCGCCCGGGCACGGTGACGAGCACGGGCTAACAGAGACAGGAGGGGAAATATTTGGCAGGAATTATCGTTTCGGAGTCCAGCAACGTGACAAACTCGCTCTTTGGCGAGCTGCAGTCTCCACTGCGCATGCTCTTGGAGAGAGAGTATGAGGCGTGGATGCAGAAGGAGGGCAATGCGCTGCAGGATCTCTTCGTAAACATGCCGATCACGACGGCGAGCACCACGCTCGGCGGGCTGACCGGCAGCAACAGTTTCGAGCCGGTCGGCGAGAACGGCGCATATCCGCAGGGCGGCATCGAGGAGGGCTATTTCAAGACCTTCCGCCCCGTCACCTGGAAGGGCAGTTTTTCCATCTCCATGGAGATGATGGAGGACAAGCTCGACAGCGTGCTCAAGGGGCAGCCGATCCAGTTCCTGGACGACTACTGGCGCGCACGCTCCAAGTTTTTCTGGGGCCTGCTCGGCACGGCGCTGCAGAACAACGACACGATGAAGCTCGGCGTCGAGACCTTCTCGACGAAGACCAAGGACGACGTGAAGCTGTTTTCGCAGTCGCATAAGATCAAGCGCACCGGCAAGACGCAGAGCAACGCATTCTCCAACGCGTTCTCTGAGACTAACCTCGGCCTCGTGGCGACGGCAATGCAAAATCTCAAGACCGACAGCGGCGAGCCCGCGGGCCTTGAGCCGAACACCATCATCATCCCGAACGACGCCAAGGCAAAGGCCGACGTCTTCGGCGTGCTGGGTGCGTTCCACGACACCGGCACGGCCGCGAGCAACAAGTTCAATTACCAGTTCGGCAACTGGAACGTGATCATCGCGCCGTACCTCAACGCCTACATGGGGACGAGCGGCTACCCGTGGATCCTCGCGGACCTCGAGTACAACAAGCGCTACTACGGCGCCGTGGACGTTGACCGCAAGCCGCTGACCGTGCGCAGCGAGATCGCCGAGAACGACGCGAACGTCTGGAAGGGCAACGCCCGATTCACGGGCGGCTTCTACGATTACCGCGCCTTCGCGGCTGCGGGCGTGAGCTTCGGCAGCTCGCTTACCTGAGGGAGCATGAGTAAGTAAAAAGGGGGCAGGGAAATGGACGACAAGGCGCTGCAGGCTGCGCTGTGGTACAAGCAGCTGTGCGAGAGCAACAACGCCGTTTTCCTGCCACTGTTTTTTGACCACCACCGGCACCTGATCCTGATGGGAGGAGGCGGCAGCGGGAAATCGATCTTCGCGGGCCGCAAGGTGCTGGAGCGCTGCGCGACGGAGCCGGGACACAGAATGCTCGTGGTGCGCAAGGTTGCCAAGACGCTGCGCGAGAGCTGCTTTGACCAGCTCAAGGCGCAGGCCATGCAGTACTACGGACCGGCCGTCAAGATGATCCCGCGCGGCAAAAGCGGCGACATGTACATCACGTTTACCAACGGGAGCGAGATCCTGTTTGCCGGACTGGACGACGTGGAGAAGCTCAAGTCCATCCACGATATCTCCGGCATCTGGATCGAGGAGGCGAGCGAGCTGCTGGAGGGAGATTTTAATCAGCTGGACATCCGCCTCCGCGGCGAGCGCAAATATTACAAGCAGATCATCATCTCGTTTAACCCGATCTCCATCACACATTGGCTCAAAAAGCGTTTTTTCGATCGTGAGGATGCGCGCGTCGTGACGAGCCGGACGACGTACAAGGACAACCGCTTTCTGCCGGAGGAGGACCGCCTGACGCTGGAGGCATTCCGCGAGACAGATCCCTATTACTATCAGGTCTACTGCCTCGGGCAGTGGGGCGTGCTGAGCCAGACGATTTTCTGGCGCGCCATCCTGATGGATCGGCTGCTGCACTGCAAAAAGCCGATCCGGCGCGGGAGATTTGCCTACCGCTACGACGAGACCGCGATCACGGACGCAGCGTTTACGGACGCGGAAGACGGCGAGACGCTCATCTGGGAGGAGCCGCAGGCCGGGCATCCCTACGTCATCGGGGCGGACACGGCGGGCGAGGGATCTGACTGGTTTGTTGCGTGCGTCATCGATAACAGCACGGGGCGGCTCGTGGCAAAGTACCGCACGAGGACCGACGAGGATCTGTTTGCCCGTGAGGTATGGTGCCTCGGCATGTGGTACAATCAGGCCCTCGTTGGCATCGAGGCCAACTTTTCGACGCATCCGATCAAGGAGCTTTCACGGCTGCGGTATCCGCGGCAGTTCGTGCGGCAGGTCGAGGATAGCCTGACGCATGTGGTGCGCGAGGCGCTCGGCTTTAAGACGGACCGTCTGACGCGGCCGGTCATCATCGCGGAGCTGCAGGGGATCATGCGTGAGCATCCGGAGCTGATCGACGATGAGGACTGCCTTAACGAGATGCTTACCTTTGCCCGCAACAGCAAGGGACGGCCGGAGGCGGTCGAGGGCGCGCACGACGACTGCGTGATGGCGCTGGCGATCACATACTATGTGCGCCAGCAGCAGCGGGCGACCGTGGAGACGCGGCACAAGCGCGTCAAATGGGACAAGGATCAATGGGAGGACTACAGATCGGCCGACGCCACGGAGCGGGCCTATCTGATCAGCAAATGGGGCAACCCATTCTGAGATAGGAGGGGAATATGCTGCAAAATATCCGACAGCTGGCGGGAGAGCCGCCGGAGCTGACCGGCAACGCCGCGGCTGACACGGCCGCGCTCAACCGCTGGCACCGCAAACTGATGGCGGGCCTCGAACATCTATTTTGGCAGGTCGAAAACGAAATGGACGCGATCACCGGCGACCGGGCAGCCATGGCGGAGCGAAAGATGCAGGCCGCGAAAAAGCGGCTGGAACGGGGGAGACAGAATGGGTAGACTGCCGGGCATGGCCTATAGCTCCGGGATCACGCGGTCGCAGCAGGTGCAGTTCGGCGGTCTGCGGCACCACCCGAACGCCGGGGACGGCGAGATCTATGACATGGAAAATATGAGCGCGCGGGACTATCCCCTGCTGCGCTCTCGAGATAAGCGGCGGAACGGCGGGACGCTGACCGGCGCAACGGAAATGTTTTTCGATAACCACGCGATGTGGTACGTCGATGCGGACGGCTGGCTGTGGTACAAGTGGGCGCTGCTCAACCTCAAGGCAGCATACGTCGGGACGGGAGAGACAAAATTCGTGCGCTTTGGGGACCGCATCGTGCTGATGCCCGCGAAAAAGCTGGTGCAGGCAAAATACACCGTCAAGGGGAAGGCAGACAATCAGGCAGCCCTGCCGACGAGCGCCGAAAAGGGAACGGCATACGTCATCAACACCAATCCGAAGGATCCGCAGAACCCAAAATGGTCGCTCTTTGTGTGGACCGGCGACGAGTGGGACAGCAGCATGGGCGCGTGGGTCGTGAGCATGGAGGCGGAGCTGACGGCGACCAAGATCACGATCTCGGACGGGACGATCTACGGAGCCGCCGCCACGGCCAACACGCTGACGATCAATTCCCCGGCATCGGCCGATTTTGCAAAGGCGGGATTTCAGGCCGGAGACGCCGTGGAGATCGACGGCCTGACCACGGAGCCGGACAACAACAAGATCGCGATCATCCGCGAGATCGGCTCAAAGAGCCTCATCTTTTCGGATTATTGCTTTAAGATTCCGCTGAGCGCCAGCGGAGAGAAGCAGACCTCGTACAGCGAGACGGGGACGATCACCCTGCGCCGCAGCGTGCCGGACATGGACGTGTGCTTTGAGTTCGAAAACCGCCTGTGGGGCGCGGACAAGAAGGAGATCTTTGCCAGCGCGCTCGGCGATCCGACGAATTTTTACGTCTTTGACGGGCTGAGCACGGACAGCTGGTACGTGGAGCTGCAGACCCGCGGCGAGATCACGGGAGGCGTCGGCTGGCATTACCCCACGTTTTTCCGCGAGGGATACATCCTGCGGATCTACGGGACGGACGCCACGACATTCCAGACGAGCGAGATCCTTGCGCCGGGCGTGGCGCACGGCATGCAGAACAGCCTCGGCGCAGCGGGCGGGCTGCTGTTTTACTACTCGCCGCAGGGCATGATGGCCTACGACGGAGATTACCCGCAGGATCTGCAGCAGGTTTTTGGGCCGGATGAGTACAGAGGCGGCCTCGCACAGAGCGACGGAACGGACTACTACATCCAGCTCAAAAAGCCGGGCGCGGCGCCGCAGAGACTATACCACTACGACGGGCTGCGCGGCATCTGGACCGTGGAGGACAGCCCCGACATCGACAGCATGGCGCTGACGGAGGGCGCGGAGACGCTGCTGCCGTCCATCATCGCAATGACGACCGGCAAGGCGCTGACGACGCTCAAGGGGCCGGGCGGCCCGGAAAACACGGCGGCCGTGGAGAGCTTTGTGGAGTTTGCGGACTTTACGATGGAGTCGCCCAACCGGAAAGCCGTGAGCAAGCTGCTGCTGCGGCTGAGCCTGATGGGCGCGAGCGTGACCGTCAAGATCCAGTACGACAGCAGCGGGACGTGGAAAAGCGTGGCAACGCTGACCGCAGCGGGCAAGCGGAGCTATTACCTGCCGGTCGTGCCGCACCGGTGCGACCATTTCCGGCTCCGCATCGAGGCGACGGGAGAGTGGGCGCTGCACAGCCTCGCCATTGAATACTACGTCGGCAGTGCGCTGCATTAAGGAGGACACATGGACAACGCAAAAAAGACCCTGCACAAGTGGCAGGATAAGCTGGACCGAAACCTGCAGGCCTACGCCGGGGAGCTTGACAAGATGGACGCGCGCGAGGTGCAGTACAAGGGCGGCCACGCGCTGCGGCCGCTGGTAGAAAACGGGATCGACGAGCCGACGGAAACGCCGCACGTTTGGAACATCACAAGCGAAAACATCGAATCGGAGATCGACAACAGTATGCCGACCGGGAAGGTAACGCCGAGCCGACAGCAGGACAACCTGCTCGGCAAGATGATCGAGGCTATGCTCCTGGACGAGCTCGACCGGCTGCCGGCGGAGCGCATCAACGACCGCGCAGAGCGCACCTGCAAGGTGCAGGGCGGCGTGCTGTATCTCGTGGAGTGGGACAGCGCACAGCGGACGCACACGACCGTCGGCGAAAACAGCATCACGGTGCTGCATCCCAAGCGCTACATCCCGCAGGACGGCGTAGAGGAGCCGGAGGACATGGACTACATGTTTCTCCGCATGCCGCAGACCAAGGGCTATGTCAAGCGCCGGTACGGCGTGGACGTCTCGGACGAGACGGAGGAGGACGCCAGCCTGCGCGGCGAGGAGGCCAGCACGGCCGAGGACCTCGTCACGCTGGAGACAGCCTACTACCGCAACGAGAACGGCGGCGTCGGACGCATCGTCTGGGTGGGCGACACGGTCTGCGAGGAGCTGGAGGACTGCCAGAGCCGCCGCCTGCGCCGCTGCAAAAAGTGCGGACAGACCGAGGCGGACTCGGCAAACTGGAAGATGGTCGGCCCGACCGTAAACGGTGAGTATCCGCAGGGGCTGCCGCCGGAGCGGCGGAGAAAGGACGCCTGCGCCTACTGCGGCGCGCGCAGCTGGGAGGAGACGGACGAGGAAGGACGCTGGATGACCATCGCCGACCTGCGCGAGAAGGGCGTCCGCGAGGACGTGCTGAACCGCCTGCAGGGGATGGCTGCACCGGAACCGGCTGCGGCAGAGCCGGAGTTTACGCCGGACGAGACAATCGCGGGCGCAGCGGGTAGTTTGACGCCGGAGGCAGAAAGCGGCGCAGAGACGATTCTGGGGCCTGAGACGCTGCCTCCGTACAACACGCAGACGCAGGCAGACACGGAATACTGGGTGCCGTACTATCGCCCGAACATCTACCCTGTCGTGCTGCAGCGGAATGTGACCGCATGGGGAACGTTCCTGGGCGAGAGCGACTGCGACAAGATCAAAGATCAGCAGAACACGGTGAATCACCTGAGCCGGAAGATGATCACGCGCATCAGCAAGTGGGGCACGAAGATCGCGATGCCGGACAATCCCGGCCTGCGCATGGACGGGCAGGATCAGGAGCTGTGGTACATGCCGCAGTCCGATCTGGCGCAGGTCAAGCAGTTTGATTTTACCGGCGACCTCGAGTGGCCGTATGCATACCTCAATCACGTCTACGAGGAGAGCCGCCGGATCCTCGGCATCACGGACTCGTTCCAGGGGCGAACGGACACGACGGCAACGTCCGGCAAGGCCAAGGAGTTCTCCGCCGCGCAGGCTGCCGGCCGAATCGAATCGAAGAAGATCATGAAGAAGGCCGCGTGGGCCGAGATCTTCGAGCGCCTCTTCCGCAACAAGCTCGCATACTGCGAGGAGCGGCGAAAGATGCACGGGAAAAATGAGATGGACACGGAATGGAACTCGTGGGCATTTCTGGAGTGCGACGAGGCGGGGGAGCTCTACTGGAACGATCAGTTCCGTTTTTCGTGCGACAACGCGTCTGGGCTGGCCGCGAACCGCGAGGCCATGTGGCAGGAGATCACGCAGCACCTGCAGAGCGGCGCTTACGGCAACCCGAGCGAGCCGCAGACGCTGATCCGCTACTGGGCGCAGATGGAAATGCAGAATTACCCCGGCGCGGGGACGATCAAAAAGCTGCTGGAGGAGCAGGCTGCGCAGCAGCAGGCACAGGCGATGGCCATGCAGTCGCAGCAGGCCATGCAGCAGCAGATGGGCATGCCGCAGGGCATGCAGTAAGGAGGGGCCATGCAGTACGGATACAACAAGGACACGGACTACAAAAAGCTGATGGATGACGCGGCATCGAAGGGCAATTATGCACAGGCCGCGATCTATGAGCAGATGCGCAATGAAAAGATCGCGGGCGAGGGCCTGAACCAGTGGGCGAAGACCAACCAGTACGCAAATTACCTGCAGGGGGCCGGAGCAAACACCGGCTGGAAGAACCCCTATCAGGAGGAGCTGGACGCCGCGATCAAGCGCCTGCAGGAGAACAGCGGCGGGGCCTATAAGTGGGACCCCGAAAACGACACGGCCATGCAGGAGTACCGCAAGACCTACCTGCGCGAGGGCGACCGGACGATGCGCGACACGCTGGGAGCCTACGCCAAGCAGACGGGCGGCCTTGCCTCCACGCAGGCCATTGCGGCGGCCAGTCAGGCGGCTGACAACTACAAGGCGCAGCTGGCCGACAAGGTCCCGGAGCTGGAGCAGCAGGCATACAACCGCTGGTACAACGAAAAGCAGACGGCCCGGCAGGATCAGTACAACTACCTCTCGGCCCTGATGAACGCGGGCAGCGCTGCGCAGAGCGACTACAGCCTGCGCATCAATGAGGCGCTCAACCGATGGCAGCAGCTCGGCTATGCGGACGATCAGGTATCCAGCGTGCTTGGCGTTGGCGTGGGCACGCCGACGACGGACCAGAGCTATCAGAACTGGCAGAAGATGCAGGCGCAGCAGGAAGCCGACTGGCAGCGCGAGCAGTGGAGATACCAGCAGGAGCTGGACAAATACAGCCAGAACGAGCAGCAGCGCCAGAACGCCTATAACCTCGCCATGACGATGCTGCAGCTGGGCCAGATGCCGAGCGCGGATATGCTGGCACAGGCCGGGATCAGCGGCGAGGACGCGAAGCGCATCCTCGCGGGCGTGCAGGCGCAGAGCGGCGG